GTTGTGGCGAGTGGCTTTGAGCAACTGGAAAAGATGCCGGATTGGTATCAGTATTCCCTTGGTGTTATTGTTGCTGCTTCTTTTGGCGTACGCGCTGCTACCAAATTTTTTGGTAAGAAGTGATGCCGGCACCAATGTGGGATATGCACGACAGGACTACCGAGGAACAAGCGAGGGCGAACCGTGGCCGAGTTGACGATGGAAAGATTTCTGCGGTGGAAGATACTGCCGCGCCTGATGATGGTGATGATGTCAGTGTCCGCATGGCGGGTGGTGGAATGGTTCATGACCCTGCCGGATCCGACACCAGCGCAGGCGGGTCTGGTGAGTGTAGTCACGGGGGCCATGACCGGTGCGTTTGCGGTGTGGCTGGGCCACGAGAAGGATAAGTAGATGGCACGACCGCGTATCAGGCAGTTTGCTGATGACATGGGAATAAGTTATGATGAGGCCAAGAACCTCATCGAAAAGGGCCGCCGTCGCAGAGACGGTGGCGCACAAGTATTGGAGAGACACATGCGTAAGTCACCGGCCAAGCCTAGTAGGAAAAAGAAGCGCAGCCCCGGCAAGGGTGTGACTGCTGGGCGCACTCCCGGAGGAAGTTTATATCAAATCCCCGGCACTCCATACTATGCTGATGACGAGCAGATGGAGATTCTTCGCCGTCAGTCCCCAACCAAAAAAGCCAAGGGTGGTTCACAAGTTGGTGGTATGACGGTTGAGCAGGTGATGCAGACTATTGAAGATGATACCAAGCTCGGGACTAAAAAGTTTCCGTTGAACCGCGAGGAGCAGTCGCAGTCGCGTGGTGGTGGGAAAGCAATTCAAGGCACCAAGTTTACTGGGGTTAAGTAGATGGCGACGTTCCGCACGGATCCGGAAACAGGCAGGACTGTTATTAGCCAGGACAACATTGTGTCTAGTGGCAGCACTAACCCTGGTCGTCCAGGCGGAGAAAGTGGTGAGCGCGGAGATCCTATCCTTAGTCAGCAGGAGTTCATGAATGTCACAGGCCGCACGGCAACCAACCCGTACGGCAAGCAGGGCTTTTTCAGCCGCGTCTTTGGCATTGATCCCAGCAAGATTAGCTACAGTAATAACATCCCCGGCGGAAACCAGGGCATCGCCCAGTTAAACGCTCTGGCCTATGACCGGTACATGAACCCCGCTGCACGGGTTAATGTTTTCGGTGATGAGGTTGGCGGCGATCCCACCACAGGACAGCTTCGGTATGGGGTGCAGCCGGGTGACCTGACTCGCTTTGGCACCGCAGTTCCAGGGCGTCGTGAGGGGATTGCTGGCATTCTGGATAATCTGCCGTTTGGCATTGGCATGGCATCGAGGATGTTTGGCTCGACACCCGCCCGAGTTCCGGGTTTCGATGTCCGAGAAGTTGTGCCTCGGCTTGGTCTTGGTGGTCCGCAGCCGGGTGAGGGAGTGGATCCGGCGCGGCTCGGAAATTCTCTTGCGGATGATGGGTTGGGTCTTGACGCTGTGGACTATGACACAATGGCGTATTACGATTCATCGTATGGCGTAGATCGTCCTGTAGACAGATTTGTAGATCCGGATGCCGTGAACGCCAGAGCAGAACAAAACCGCGCTACAGAAGATCCTTACGCATTTGAGGACCGCAGGGCACAGCGGCAAGCAGCGGCGCGACCCGCCCAGACTGTTGCAGAAATTCTTATGGAAGAGCCTCCATATACCGGACCTTTCACTTCACAGATTGCAGAAGACATTTTCATGTCTGGCGCAGACACACCCATAGGAAGTGCTCCGCAAGGAATAGGAACAGGAAGCACAGGGGGTGCGACTCTTCAACGAGATGCCGCGCCATTTGAAGAAAGCATGAGGGAGATTGAGCGAGGAGGCGCTCGTTCGGACTTGTTGATGGACATGATCGAGCAGCTAAGGCGTGATAATCCGCTTACAGACGTAGCTCCTCCTGTGCCGCAGAGTGGGGGCCAGATAGATTTAGTTGGCATGCTCCCTCCGCGCCCGATGATGACTCCAACTCCAAGACCATCACGTGGTATTGACCCAAGAGCGGCATCGTTGGCACTAGAACTAGAACGGCTTGCTCGAGAAAGGGCGATGCAATGAAAATCGAAATCAAACTAATTCCAGACGGACTCGATCTGGCGAAAGAGATTCAAGACGGCATCCCCGTGGATCAAATGGTCAATGGTGGCGGCGACGATGGTTCGTGCCCTGTAGCTACACAGGATGTAGAGACCAACGAAGAGAACAAACGCCTTGCTATCAAGGAGCATCAGTACGGTCCGGCCATCAACCCGGAGTCTTCGTGTGGTGTGTGTGCGTACTACAACATTGCACCGCAGATGCAGTCTTGTATGAAAGATGACTCTGGCGACATAGGCTACTGTCAGCTTCTCAAGTTTATGTGCGGCGCCGAGAATTCGTGTGCGGCATTTGAAGAAGGCGGACCCATTACAGAGGTGATGTAATGGACGTTGTAGATTTTCTTACAAGGTATCAAAAAACCTTGCAAACTCGTGTTGACGATATTAGCTTATCGGTAACAAGCGGTAGCGCATCAGATATGGAGCACTACCGCGCGATGATAGGTGAGATTCAGGGGATCACCTACGCGCTAGAAGAGCTACGCTCCCTGCTAAAAAAGGTAAACTATGACGACGCTTCTAGTTCCTGACCACATTCTCCGGCAACAGCAAGCCAAGAAAAAAGCTGAAGAAGAAGCCTCAAAAAAACCCGCACTAGAAAGAATCCCGCAGCCCACCGGCTGGCGGATTCTTGTCATGCCGTATCAAGGCAGGGCTAAGACTGAGGGCGGGGTATACGTTCCCGATCAAGCAAAAGACCGTGAGGCCCGCGCCACCGTTGTGGCGTATGTCGTAAAGGTTGGCCCGCTTGCCTATCAGGATCCGGACAAGTTTGGCCCGGAATCAGCACCGTGGTGCAAAGAGGGCGACTGGGTTTGTATTGGTCGGTACGCCGGATCGCGTTTCCAAATTGAAGGTGGCGAGGTTCGCATCATCAATGACGATGAAGTCATTGCAACCATCATCGACCCCGATGATATCAAGACATACGGAGCCTAGTATGCAAAACAATCTTGCTGAGAAGGAAGAAGAAGGCGTAGAGGTCGTCACGGCTGACGAAGAAGAGCAGCAGCTAGAAGATGTTTCACGTGAAACATCTGAAGACGCCCCGGCGGAGCAGGAAGCGAAACCGGATGAATTAGAGCAATATTCGGAATCTGTTCAGCGACGTATTTCGAAGCTGACGAACAGGTTTCGTGAAGAAGAACGCCAGCGTCAGGCGGCTATCGAGTACGCCGAGGCGGTCAAGAAGCAGAATGATGAGCTTCGTGCCCGCATTGACAAACTCGATCAGTCCTATGTTGGCGAGTTCGGCAATCGCGTAGAGGCAGATGCTGCCGCTGCCAAGGAAGCATACAAAAAAGCGTACGACGAGGGTGACGCTGACGGTATGTTCGAGGCGCAGCAGCGGATTAGCCGCATCGCTCTGGAGCAGGCTCGGTATGAAGAAGCCAAGCGCCGGAACGAGCAGCGTCAGGAACAGCCCGTGGCTGATTCAGCGCCGCAGCAGCCGCAACCGCAACAAGAGCAGGTTCCGCAGCCCGATCCAAAGGCTGAAGCATGGGCGTCAAAGAATGAATGGTTTGGCAACGACCAGACCATGACATATGCCGCTTTCGGTATTCATCGACAACTTATTGAAGACGAGGGGTTTGACCCATCGTCCGATGAGTATTATAGTGAGCTTGACAAACGTGTTCGCACAGAGTTCCCGCATAAGTTTGCGGAAACGAAACGCGACACTGGACCTAGAGTCGCTTCTGCTGGGTCCACGGCGTCAAAGTCGTCGTCACCAAAGGGGCGCAGAACAGTCAAACTGACTCCATCGCAGATTGCGATTGCGAAGCGATTGAATGTTCCGCTCGAGGAATATGCCAAGTACGTGAAGGAGTAAAGTTATGGCTGATAGAAAACCACGCGAAGCAACAACTCGCGCAAACACCCAGCGGCGCAAGCCCTGGACCCCGCCTTCCAAGCTAGAGGCGCCCGAAGCACCCGCTGGTTACCAGCATCGTTGGGTCAGAACTCACCTCCGTGGTGACGACGACAAAACCAACGTACACGCGAAGCTCCGTGAGGGGTGGGAACCAGTACGTGCAGACGAGTACCCCGAGATGGGAGATCGCTATCCAGTGATCGAGGAAGGCAAGAATGCTGGGATTATTGGCGTAGGCGGCTTGATGCTGTGTCGAATTCCAGAGGAAACGGTCGAAGAGAGAACTGAATACTATCGGGAACAGACCCGCAATCAGATGCGTTCCGTTGACGAAAACCTTATGAGGGAACAACATCCCTCAATGCCTATTCACAACGATAGGCAGAGTCGTGTAACCTTCGGGGGAAAAGATTCCTCCTAACCTGTGAGGTAGAGCAATGGCAAATGCCAATGTTGGCTTCGGTTTGAAGCCCATCAATACCGCTGGTAGCACTCCTGCTACTTCCGGTACTAATGCATACTTCATTGACAGTGCTGCAAGCGCGATCTTTCAAGGTTCTCCGGTCATCGCAACTGACGGCGGCGAAATCGCCGTCTCTAGTTCTGCTTCCGGTGACACTCTGAAGTTCGTGGGCGTATTCGCTGGCTGTGAGTATGTTTCTTCATCGACCGGTAAAAAGGTCTTCTCTAACTACTGGCCTGGTTCGGGCGCGGACACTAACTTCGATATCATCGGACATGTGTACGACAACCCGATGCAGCGTTTCGTCGTTTGTTCTGACGCATCGCTGACCAACAAGGCTGGCGCAATCGCAACCATTTTTGAACTCGCTGAGTTCTCCGCTGAGTCCGGCAAGGGCGCAGCAAATGGTAGCACGACCACTGGTATTTCGGCTGCACAGCTTGACGTATCGACCGTGGACGCTGCTGATCTTTCGCATCCGCTGAAGATCGTTGGTGTTCTGGACGATCCGGAGAACGCTGACTTCACTGCCGCCGGCATTCCTCTGATCGTGATGATCAACAACCACGCGCTTCTGGCCGGTTCGGCTGAAGCGACCGTAGCATAAGGGGGTAGTGAGTTATGGCTATTTCTCGCGCACAACTCGCCAAAGAGCTTGAGCCTGGCCTCAACGCCCTCTTTGGTATGGAATACAACCGCTACGAGGGTCAGCATGCTGAAATCTTCGACACCGAAGGCTCAGATCGAGCATTCGAGGAAGAGGTCATGCTGTCGGGTTTCGGTGCCGCACCGGTTAAAAACGAAGGCGCTGGAATCTCGTTCGACGACGCAAACGAGGCGTATACTGCACGGTATACCCACGAGACCGTCGCAATGGGTTTCTCGATCACCGAGGAAGCTGTTGAGGACAACCTCTACGACCGTCTAGCATCTCGCTACACTCGTGCCCTCGCCCGTTCGATGGCACACACCAAGCAAGTTAAGGCCGCTTCCGTTCTTAACAACGCTTTCACCGCAGGCGCAACTGCCGGCGGCGACGGTGTAGCACTCTGTGATGCTTCGCACCCGCTTACCAGCGGTGGCACTTTTGCCAACGAGCCGTCCACTGCGGCAGACCTGAACGAAACTTCGCTCGAAGATGCGCTGATTAACATCGCAGGCTTCGTCGATGAGCGTGGTCTGGTCATCGCACTGCGTGGCATGAAACTGATCATTCCGCGTCAGCTTCAGTTCGTTGCAGAGCGTCTGCTGGTATCGAACCTTCGTGTCGGCACTGCCGATAACGATGTTAACGCCCTGAAGTCGATGGGTATGCTTCCGGAAGGTTACGTAGTCAACGACTACCTGACCGACACCGATGCGTTCTTCATCAAGACTGACGCTCCGAATGGCCTCAAGCACTTCGAGCGTATGCCTTTGGCGACCAACATGGACCCGGATTTCGACACCGGCAACATGCGCTTCAAGGCACGTGAGCGTTACAGCTTCGGATTCTCGGATCCTCGCTGCGTATTCGGTTCGCCGGGCGCAGCCTAAACGAGGAAACATTTCCTCCCCACTGGGGGCCGCGATTGCGGCCCCCTTTTTTTTCGGGTATTATGCTCTTGTCCCTGACAGACCTATGGGAGGTCTGACACTAGCCAAGACAGGAGTACCTTATGGCTAAAACAACCTTTTCGGGTCCGGTGCGGTCGAACCGTGGTTTCACCGCTGCTGGTTCCACTGCAATGGTGAACATCACCGCGGAAACCACCCTCACCTATGACGATCACGTTGGCCGCATCATCAAAGTGAATGACGCAGACGGCGCGATCACTCTTCCGACTATTACGACCGACACTCTCGGCGCTCGTTACACCTTTTATGTTGGCACTGACTGTACTGACTGTGACATCAAGACCGATGGCACAGACAAGTTTGTTGGTTCGCTTTCTGTTATGGAAGACGCTGGTCTGACTGAGACCTACGCTCCGGCAGCATCCAACGATGTCATCTCGATGAACGGCACCACCACTGGTGGCGACAAGGGATCTTACGTTGAGATCACCGCTATCGAAGACAACGTGTACCTCGTACAGGGTGTTCTCCTCGGCTCCGGTGAGGCCGCAACACCGTTCGCCGATAGCTAATAGGAGGCCGTGATGGCTGGTCCAGTAAAAGCCTACAACGCGACGGGAACCGGGGCTGTTGGTCCCGGTCGTTCACGTATCAAGCAGATCGGCGTGTATTGCACAGCCGCTGGCGCATTCACAATCACAGACGGAAACGGTGGTGCAACTCTGTTGCAGCAAAAGTTCCCGGCTGGTCACACACTTCTTAACATTCCCGGCGATGGCATCATCGCCGAGAGCGGCGTGTATGTGAGCGCAATCTCTGGTACGGCTTCTGAACTAACCATCTTCCTCGCGTAGGGGGAAAAAATGACTGTCCACGAGATACGGTCTATTAGCCAAGTCGGCACAAGTGAGCCGTTTGAGCTACAGGTCGCTCGTGGGCAGATTCCAGGGCATGAGATTATTTTTAAGTTTGGTTACAACGCTGCTGTTGGAATTACACAAGAAACCATTTGGGAACAAGGTGGTTTATATTCCTACCCCGCATCAGCCACGGTAATGACTGTATCAAGCAGTTCGGCTAACGACACTGCCGCAGGAACGGGTGCAAGAACAGTAGAGGTTTCTGGCCTAGACGCTGATTACAACGAAATAAACGAAGTTGTCACATTAAACGGACAAACGGCTGTTAATACGACAAAATCTTATCTGCGTATAAATCGCGGCATTGTTCGCAGTGCAGGTAGTGATGGCGCAAACGCCGGCGTAATCTACGCTGGTACAGGAACAGTAACTTCTGGGGTTCCTGCTAATATTTACCTGACCATAAATGGGGAAGGTGATAATCAAACATTGATGGGTCTTTGGACAGTTCCCGCAGGATATACAGCGTTCCTTACAAAGATGGCTTTATCCACAGGCACCTCAACGCAAACACCTGCTGTTCTAAATGCTAGTCTTGTTGCTAGGCCATACGGAGAAGTGTTTCAAATAAAAGAAAGATTTACTCTTACAGATGGCGCACACGAACAGCTTTATACTTTCCCGTTAAGGTTTACAGAAAAAACAGACTTAGAGACGAGAGCATTGTCTTCTTCAGCGTCGGTTAGCTTTAATGTCTCCGCGGCAATGGAATTTATTTACATAAAAAATGATTCGAGGCTCTGATGGCGACGAAGAAGAAAAAATCTGT